GGTCGAGTTTGCGAAGTCCGCAAACATCGGCATCAACATCGTCCCGCCGCGAAAGGAAAGCCAGACCGCATATTGCCAGCTGGAATTTCCGCCGGCCACGCACGTCATGAGCACCAAGCTCAAAAGCCGTCTGGCCGAATCCGCCCTGCTCTGTGACGACCTCACCCTCTGCAAAACCGACGCCGGCATCCTCATCACCTTCACCATCTTAAACATCTGGGAGGAATGACCCATGGAAATGACGAAAGCTCTCTCGGACTATATCGACAAACACACCACGCTCGAGGCCGAAACGAAAAGAGTCAGCAAATCCAAGTTCGAGGAATTTCTTTCCACCTACCCGCGCCCTCTGGCTCGTGACGTTTTCGGTGCTTGCGATCCTCCCGCCGTTTCCTATAACGACTTCGAGCTTGGTTACTGGCCGCGCTCCATCGTCGCCAGCACCCATCTCTACGACGATAAGCCGGGCGAGTATTTTTACGAACCGCCAGAAGAGCGATACTTTTCCATCGTCACAAACCACGAAGCGCTTCATGCCGAATCGCAGCGCCTCGCAGAGGAATATGAGCATCTTTCCGAGGAAGAGGGTGGCCACGCAGCTCCGAAGCACACTCCGGGCAAGCGCTTCGTTGCGACCGGCCCAATTTGCATTCGAGTTGTCAATAAAAAGACCAACAAAGTCATATATGATGGCCCAATGGTAGGTTTCAAAGAACTTGCAGACCCCGCAGTTATTCATGGTGGAGAAGGGACAAGCCTGATGAATCAAAACCGAAATTACCGCACGAACGTCATCCGCGCATCCTATCGGTTTGCAATCCAGAGAGTCGGACGCAAACCGGAAGAAGTGACGGTCGAAGCAGAAAGCTTTGACGCGGCCCGTCTGCTCCTTCCAAATGACTTGATCTCCTGCGTTCTGATTGATTCCAGCTTAAAAGGAGAACCGACATGACCAACAACGATGTTGAAATGAAAGCCTTTGCCGATGCGCTCTGGACTTACTTCCAGCCAAAAATCAAAGATCTCATCAGCTCCAATGTCTGGTTCTTCCGCGCACAGGTCACGAAAGCAGCCTCCGGCGGAAAGATCACCGTCAAGCGCCCATTCGATGAAGAAATCGCCCTCCCCTACGTTTCCAGCATGGCCTCCGCCTCCGTCGGATCTCAGGTCACAGTCTTTGTCCTCGGTTCCAGCCTGACCAACGCCGTCATCATCGGCAACGGCACACTTTCCAATCTGTGAGGGGTCTCTATGAAAGCAGTTTTAATCAGCATCCGTCCGAAATGGTGCGGGAAGATCGTGTCCGGAGAAAAGACCATCGAGGTTCGCAAGACGCGCCCGAAACTGGAAACGCCGTTCAAGGTGTACATCTACTGCACCAGCGGTAGACCTGACCTGAACATTCCTATTTCGCCGGAACGCCTGATGCAGGACTACTTAGATACAGGTTCCATGCAGTCACTGAACTGCCCGCTTGGGAATGGCAAGGTCATTGGAGAGTTTACCTGTGACCGAATCGACGAGTATGACGATGATACGATTTTCTCGTTCCGACATGAGGACTACGCGCGTTGGAACGATTTTGACCTTTACCGTGCGTGTATGCACCCGGAAGATTTCCAGAATTATGCCAACGGCAAGTGGCTGTACGGCTGGCACATTTCCAACCTGAAGATCTACGATGAGCCGAAGGAGCTGGGAGAGTTCACAGGGCTGCGCAAGACGAAGTTCGGCATGGAGCCTGTGGCGATCACGCGGCCATTTCAAAGCTGGGGATATGTGGAGGAATTGCGAGAATGAAAAAGCTGCGCTGTGAAATTTATCACGACAATTTCCAAAACTACCGCAAATATGGGATTCCAAAGGCGCAGCTTGTGATTGCGGACATTCCGTACAACATCGGGGCGGATGCTTACGGTTCCAATCCCATGTGGTATAACGGCGGGGACAATTCCAACGGTGAGAGCAAGTTCGCAAAAAAGAGCTTTTTCAATTCGGACGGTTATTTCAAAATTGCCGAGTATATGCACTTCTGCTCCCGGCTGCTGAAGCCGGAACCGAAGGAAAAGGGCAAGGCACCGGCGATGATCGTCTTCTGCGCGTTCAACCAGATACATACGGTTGCGGAATACGGCGCACGGTACGGGTTCAAAAACTGGTTCCCGATCTTCTTCTGCAAGAACTATTCCGCGCAGGTGCTCAAGGCGAATATGCGCATCGTCGGCGCGACGGAATTTGCAATCGTCCTCTACCGGGACAAGCTGCCGAAGTTCAACAACGGGCGCCAGATTGGAGAGGACGGCAAGCCAATTCGTGGAACCGGGAAGATGGTTTTTGACTGGTTCGCATGGGAACGAGACGGCAAGGAGATTCCAAAGATTCACCCAACGCAGAAGCCGGTCGGCGTGCTGAAGCGGTTGATCGAGATTTTTACCGATCCCGGCGAGACGGTCATTGACCCGTGCTGCGGTTCGGGTTCGACGCTTCGCGCGGCTGCCGAGCTTGGGCGAAATGCGTTTGGATTTGAGATCGACCGGAACTTTTACAAAGCTGCACAAGAAAAAATGCTGGCAGGAGTTCATGCGAAACAGGCCGAGGACGAAATGCAGGAGGCGCTATGGTGAAGCCGCCGTGTGAGAGGGATTATCGGACGGGGCAGAGGAAGCGGTACGACAATCCAGGCCGCGCAAACAACCTCAACGATCAGATTGGTGGGCAGCTGAACCCGACGTGGGTAGAGTGGCTCATGGGATTCCCGCCAGGGTGGACAGACTTAAATGCCTCGGAAACGCGGTAGTGCCGCAGCAGGCATATCCGATTTTTAAGGCATTGGCGGAAGAACTAGGAGGAAGCAATGGACCTGGAACAGAGTGCGTTTGAGGCGCTGCGGTTTGCGTCGGCGCAGAGCTTGAAGCTATACGAGCAGCCGCTTATGATTACATACTCCGGCGGAAAAGACAGCGATGTGCTGCTCCGGCTGGCAGAAAACAGCGGTATTCCATTTGAAGTCCTACACTCCCTAACCACGGCAGATGCGCCGGAAACGGTCTACCATGTGCGAAAGACCTTCCGGAAGTTGGATGAAAAAGGAATCCCGACGAAGATCGACTGCCACGTCCAGCCAAACGGAAAGCGCATCACCATGTGGAATCTGATTCCCAAGAAGCTGATGCCGCCCACGAGGCAGGTGCGATATTGCTGCTCCATTCTCAAAGAAGGTGGCGGAAAAGGTAGGTTTATTGCGACTGGTGTGCGATGGGCCGAATCACCCAAGCGGCAAAACGTTCGTGGGCTCATCGAAGTGCAAACACACGATGTCAGTAAAAAGCTGACACTTTTGAATGATAACGATGAATCACGCATGCAATTTGAAACATGCCAGATGAAAGGAAAGCGCATCGTAAATCCAATCATCGGCTGGGATGATACAGACGTGTGGGATTATGTTGCAGCCGAGCATATTTGTATGAATCCGCTTTATGACTGCGGTTTCTGTCGTATTGGTTGCATTGGCTGCGTTCTGGCGTCGAAGAAAAAACGCCTGATGGAATTTGCGCTCTACCCGAAGTACAGACTGGCATATATCCGGGCCTACGACCGGATGCTGTTAGAGCGCAAGCGCCTTGGAAAAATGCAAGGCGAGATGCGTTGGGGCACAACAGGCGTAGATGTATATCACTGGATTTTGGAAGACGGCGTACTTCCGGGCCAAGAAGTACTGAAAGAATTTCGGGAGGATTTATTATGATGGACATGGAGAAAGTAATCGATCGACTTAGCACATGCGAACACTGCTTATTCCCGTTTGAGAAAGACTGTCATCAGTTTTTGTGTGGTGTGAGTGAAGAGCTCGCGCGCTTTCGCGCCTGTGATCGTGAGCAGCGAGCTAAAATCTCTGAGCTGCAAAAAACGGTGAAATTGCTCGAAGAATCAAATGCGCATCTGCGGGCACAGCTATCGGCCCTGTCAGAGGAGGGCAAAAATGGATTGGACGCCTGAGAAAATGATCGATGCCATGCGGAGATGTGCAAATCCAACTTCGCGCTGCATGGTGAAGGATTGCCCGGCTGCTGCGTTGGTCGAGCATCGCTGTCAGGACCTGATGATCGCTTGGGGAGCTGAGCAGATCGAGCGCGACCAGAAGGAGCTCGCAGAGCTGCGCGAGAAGATTCCGCAATGGATCAGCTGCAAGGATCGGATGCCGCCAGATCGTGTGGACAAATACCTTGTCACATTTCGCGGCGATGCCGGCGCGCTCGTAGACGTCGCCAAATATTTTCCGGGTGACGGATGGTTTTGTGAAGACTGGCCCGTCCCATCGAACGAGATCACCCGCTGGATGCCGCTACCGGAGGCGCAGGAGGATA